GTTGGTCCCCCGATACTTCCTAACATACTTAAGATTGATCCTAACAAGCCTTGATTTTGAGAAATCATTGGCTCAAATTGTCTTTGTCCAGAAAGTCCGCTCATGCCTCCTAGGGCTTGCAGTTTGTTTTGATTCATCAAATTATATTGGTTCATATATTGCTGTCCCAAATTCGTACTAACATCTGTAGCAGATTGAGCAAGAGCGCGATTTAAAGAGCCTGATCCGCTTTCATCTTGTCCGAGGAAGTTTTCCTTAATCCCCGGTATGATCTGTCTATTAAGCTGTTGCTGTGCTGGTTCTACAAATGATTTCTGGAATTGGTCATTGAATTGTTGTGGATCGTATGGTTGCAAAAATTGATTATATCCTTGGCCAGCCTGTGAAAATTGTTGTTTTTGTTCCGGGGTTAATAGATCAATATTTCCCTCGTTCGTTGCTCCTCCCAGTAATGTTTGTCCCATATTATCCTTTTTCTAAGTTATCTTTATCATTCTTTAATATTTTATCCGACTCGCCTAGTAAACTATTCTTTGATTCGGCTTCATTTTTATTATCTTCCTCTTCGGCATATTCCATCAAAACATTTTTTGAAGTCTTAAATCCGTGTTTTGCTGAATGTTTCGGCCTATCAGTAATCCAAAAAATTTTATTTAGGTTTCCTTTTTTGCGAATATCTAAAATAAGATCCTTAACTTTCTTTACTGCTTCTGATCCGTTCCAATAAAATTTATCAATCGTATACGTTTGTATGATGATATTTTTTGACATTGGATCAATCGTAAACCAAAGAAATCCTTTAGTGAGATTTTTCTCATCAACAAGAGCATACAAATGAGAAAATGGATTTAGTGTTGATCCTTCCTTTGTATTCCTTAAACAATTTATCTGATGATATTTATAAAAATCTTCTAATGTGTAGTCTTTTCTTTTGATTTGTTCTATTAAATATGTAGGAATGTGATCAGGTGTGAATAATCTCACCCATCTCAGCTCGTCAATTTTACTCATCATCTGCTCCAATATATCTAATATATCCTATTACGTTTCCTGTTGCAGAAATTGCAATATTTGCTGTAGTCACTCCAGAGCCAGAAGACCAAAACTCTAATCGATAGGTATTTGGAATTGCGTTACATGTTGCCATTGTTCCGGCTCCATAACTAATTGTAGACGACTGCAACACACCAATAAATGGCTTGCCACTACTTCTTGTCACAAGGTACGGTAGTTCAAGATAAAGATTCCCTGTTGCTCCACCTATAGCTGTCCATGAAACATCGAACCAAACTTCAGTCATTAGCCCAGTGCGTAGCACCCAACCAAACTGATTTGTGTATGTAAATGATCCGGCACTTGTTGTTCCCTTGAGAAGGGGAGTCCACTTTTCTGAATCTATTTCAAAACTATTTCGAAAATTTCCATTAATATTTTGTGACATGCTCTGATACATATCTTGTAATTCAAACACTAGGTCGCTCAAATAAGTTTGTGGATTATCATCAAACGTACCTTTTGGTTTTGGAAGAATAATAGTGGTTGGAAGCGTCAATTGATTGTTCTACTCCCACGTGGTTTAAAATAGGGCTTATATCCCAGTAATGTAAATGGCTCATTACTTCCGCCAAAAGTTATTTTTATATTATGAAGATATCCAATTCCTCCGCCGTAGGCTCTCACCCATGCTTTTGTTTGATAGAATTCTTTCATATAGACTGCTCCTGATCCGGTATAAGCATCATATGCTGTCGCGTCGATCCCATCTAATGTGAAGAAGTTCTCATCAACTACAGTGACAGAATAACCATTGCCAGAATTAAGAATTGTCATACCTTTTATTCCGTAGGTATAAATACGATCTCCAGTTACTCTTCCATGATTTGGGGCATTTACTAAACACGGATTTGTTTTATCTATCTGTATAATATCTGCTAAAAAGTTTAAATTTGGTAAGAATTTTATCTGTTGTGATGCATATGAATACACTTCATCATTCTTATAGAAATCGATTACTGCTACGGTTTCTTTATCAGTATTAACATAAAAATCTATGTAGCTAAGTTGGGATTCAATGCCTTCTTGCTGAAATGGATTCCATGAAGCAGTAATAATACTAGAGAAAATTGTTTCTCCTGCATCTGCTCCGGTCAATCCCATTTGATAGATATTGCCTGAAATATCCCCACCTAGGAGAATGTCTTCTCCATCATCGAAATACCAATCTTGAATTGTATCTTCACCTACTTCTTGCAGGTCGAAATCTAGATTATTCGCTACTGTGAAGTCGCTTAATGCGTAATCTCGAGTAGTATTTCCATAACCTAAACAATTTAATGCGATATCATAAGTTGTATAAGCTTTGGAGTCATCATCATAAACAAGAGCTGAGTTATTATCGGCATTCTCTTCTCCGCTGTATAATGTTAACCATCTGGTATTTTCGTAATCTCTTTGACAGAATACTTTTTGAAATTGCCCAAAATTTATCACATTAGTAGTAAAATCTTGAATTCTATTATCAATTCTCTGCGTTTCAGTACCATCCGTTGCTGTAATTCCCCTGATTCCAAGAGCAATAACATATCTATCATATGCAACTGAAGCCATCTTGCCGTCACAGGCACGATAGTTATTCAGTTTAACCCATCGGAAGGCTTTATGAGGATCAGATGTAGCTAGTAGTGCCCACACGGAATTTGTAAAAAATACGATTATTTGGTTTTGTAATGCTTGAGCTGATATAATATGATCGCCTGTGGCTGCATCTGCATAGTCTCCAGCTCCAGGAACATCATCAATCCATCCTGTTGCTTCATCTGATTTTTGCTTTCCACACCATCTGGCCCTTTGCGGATGAGTAGTTGTACTAATGGTATCATTTTCAAAGGTATGAAGAGCAATTAAACGCTGTCCAAGAGTAAATATGAGCTTTGCTCCATATAGTTTTACTGGTCCTGTTGCACTAATTGTTGGAACATATGAAACAGTAACTGTAGGGGTGGCTTGGACAAAATACCTTATGCCGTTTAGTGTTGTTCCGTTGAACGCTTTACCATTAGTAAAATATAAACGATTAACTACATTTGAAGATTGCCAATTCACTCCCCATATGTAGTCGTATTCTCCACTATCAAAAATATCAACTAAATCAAGTTGTGTAAATACAAATCCAACTGCATCGTATAAATATGCTCTAGTTAAATCAAATGCAAGTGTCGCTTTAGATCCATCTGAGTTTATGAATCTCTGGATTCCCATAACTCTAGTTGCATTAGAAAGAGTTCCAAAAATATTATATCCAGATCTTTTTTGAAGAAAACCATGATGAATATGTACATTTATAGCTTCTCGAAAAGAATCGGGCGGTGCAAGCCATGGTTGACGATCTGTATCAAGTCCAGTAGCAAACGGGGCAATTAATACAGGTTTTAGATTCATGTTTGTGCTTGTCCTATTGCAAAGAATGTGCAAGCTTTTGGTGTAGTTTGCGCACTTCCAGTTGCTTTTAGTAAAATTGTTTTAAACTCAGTTGCCGATAATATAATAGGTTTCACAAAATCAAAATCTGTTGCATTATTTGTTACTTCACTCCCGGTTATTGCATAAGGTGACGCTGCAAAAGCAATAGGAAAATTATTGTTATCATCATTTTTAACTGTAAAACTAAACCATTGAAGTAAAAGATTTCCTGGAAGAAACACATAGCCATTTGTAGCAAGTGACGGGGCAATTCCTGTGAATTGCATAATATTTGAGTTAGGATCTATTCCATATAGCTGGGGATCACCGGAAGAATCCTCTTTACTATACATTATATAAGATGTTGCAATAGCTACTGGATCAATCGGAACAGTTGCAGTAGTACGATTTAGTAGGTTAACTTTTTCAGGCTCAAAACTTGAGTCTCCTGTTTCAATAGCTACAAAATTTGGCCGGATTACAACTCCAAGATCCCTAATTTTTGTATTATCTGTTGGCTGCGTATCATCAAATGCCATATTTATTCCTTATTAAAAATTTGGTAATGCTCTTGTATTTAATAAACTCTGGCATGTTCTTGTTAATATATAAGACACTTCTTCTTTATAAAGATTACTAATATCATTATAAGCGTCTAATTCTCCATAATCAGAGAAAATATCTCTTGCTGTTCCGTATGCAATGCATGGTCCCCATTCATTTAAATCTGGGGTATCTGTTGCATTAACAAGAGGCAATACCACAATATAAGCTGGCATTTTAATAATATACTCTTGATCCGGAACTGGAAATAATTGAAACTGATTGTTATACATCAAAAGGGCTTGCGGCCTATTAGCTGCAAATATAACGTAATTTAGAAAGATCTTTTGTCCATTTGCCGGTGCTGTATTGAAGGTTACATTAACGGTTCCAGCTTCATAGTTAATAACTAACAATCCACCTTGATTTCCGATAATATTTACATTGGACGTTGTCCAATCTTGACTATCATCCTGAAATAACTCGACATTATCGCTAACAGTTAGCGTTCCAGGGAATATTGGGAATCCTGTCACTGTAGTTGTGAAATTAACTGTTGCTCCATCTCCCGTCCATTGGGTTAAAAAGGTATATTGCAACGGATTATTTTCAAAAAAGACTGCTGGATTTTGATACCAGAGCATGTTTAGATTATTACATGTTGCAGGGGGCTGATAATTAGTATATAACTCTAACGGTTGATTGTAAAAAGCCTGATTTGCGCTAGTAGTAAATTGATAATATGTAAGCTTAGCCTCAAGTTTTACTTCAGAAGGAAATCTCAATTGATAATATTGATTAATATAAGTATCTAATTGAACATTTGTAATCTCAGATGATGTAAAACGTCCAGTAACTTGACGCACTTTTTGTCTTATTTGCGATAATGTCCAAGTAGCCATTAAATTAACCTGTGTATTTTTGTCTCATTTGAAATCTAGGCTTTGTTCCTAAAAAATTCTTATTCATTCTTCCTGTTCCGTCCGGACGCCATCCCCAAATAGGTGTTACACATGACTCAATATGTCTAGCAATGAATCTTGGTACTTTGTAAACAGCTCCGTGCCAGAATTCAAACGTATGATAATTAGTTGAACTTCCATAACCGAATTTATGTGTCAGTCCAGCTTCTTCAGTATTAATGAATTCGTATTCACAAATCTCACGTAGAAATTTATCCTCTTTTTCATTTTCAGGTTGTTTTCCAACGATTGGAAGTTTTTGTAGCTGCTCTGGCGTTCTCTTTGCTTTTGTCATTCCCATTTTTTGTCTCCTAAGACGGGGCAAGTTAAGTCTTTTTTTTAATTATAAACTAAACTCACCCCTTTATAAAGTTAAATTTAAACTACTGAATTTTGTCCTTCAAATACTGCAACCATAGAAGCACTATTTGCTCCTACAACGCCTGTTCCTAAAGTCATCCCTTGAATCGCAACGTTTAATGTTGGATAAGGAACGCCACTAGAATTACTAATTTGAGTGATAAATCCGCCACTAACCCATGCGCTATAGCCTGAAGATGTATCCTCATCACAAGTCACTTGAGTAGAACTAACGGCGTTAACAGTATAATTTCTGTTAAGTGTTAATCCGGTTAAATCATCTGCAATTTCAGTTGCTTTGATTGTATCACCGACTGCAAAGCTAAATTGGCCGAGATATGATGCAGTAAAGATCGTATCTGCTGCCCTTGTAACAGCTGTAATCGGGGCTCCAAAAAGAGCACTCTGCGCTAATGGTGTAAATCCATTAGATGTTGTGATAGCTCCGCTTGAAAGGGTTAAGTAATAACCATTGGTCATTCCATAAACCCACAAGTATGAGCCACCGTTCGTAATATCAATCGTCATTGCTCTTGCTACTGCAAAACCAACTGATTCATTGCGTGCTACTGCACTAGCTGGATTTGTCCAGGTAACAGTTTTCATCTGTGCCATAAAGTACTCCTTATGAGTGTGTTGCCATTAAGTTAACCATAAAAGCGTCATTCAGGATGCGACTTACGAATGGGTGTTGCCAACCAACGGATCCTCTTTGATGCAGAGGATCGGCACTTCCAGCAGAACCCAAGGGTTCAATATAGAAGTCGCCTGTTTGGCTTCTTAAATTCACAACTGCATATGCCTCTTTTCCAACAATAAAATTATTGAAAACAGGAGTAGCAGCGGAACTTACGCTTCCGGCAGATGTAAATAACCATCTAACGTTTCCAGTTGCTCCCCACTCGCTATCTAGGACAACTTTTTGGTTGCCAGGATATTGAGAAGAGGTAACAAAATTCGCTACTGCTTCTAGATCGTCTAGTAGATCAGTATCGATATAGCCCCAAAATGCGGGTCTGATAGCAGTTGTTGAAAACTGATCAGTCGCCATAATGATTTCAGAAATCATATCGGCATCATTACCGAGCAAATTAGTAACAGCAGCATCAATATCAGCTTTTGTTAATTCGGTTGGGGTTCCACCGTTAATTCCGTTTGAGCAAAGCTGCACTGAACTAGTACTAGCCAACACATCTCTTGTAACTTCATCAATGGTCTGAGCCATATTCTGTGCTAATAATCTAGCACTTTCATTTAACGTCCTATCCTCAACAGTTAGTTGGACTTGGTTAGTAATTGTTACAAAGTTACCATAAAAGCTAACTCTAGCTTTAATGTCTGTAACTGATAATGGTGCTCCCGGAGGAGTTATCATTCTGTTACTTTCAGCTCATTAAGCCTACTGACCATATTTCTATGGCGAGGAAAGTTCTTCGACTCTCCTTCTTTATGTTTCCATAAAGTTCAGACTATCGCTTGCGCTTTCGCGCCCCTCTCACTTAGTCGTTCACCGTCTTCTTTACACTTAGTAATCAATGTGTTATAATTGATTCTAAATAAGGATCTTTTATGAAATGGAGTGACATACAATTGTCTTATCTTTCTGGTATTATTGATGGAGAAGGTTGTTTCTACATCGGTAGGCCTGGAGGTAAAACTCACACGCTTAGACTTTTCGTTATGAATACCTCTTTGCCTTTGATTGATTACCTTTATTTCACCTATGGTGGTTGGCAATATTCTAGAAAAATAGAAAATAAAAACTGGAAAATCCGTCATGAATGGTTTGTAGATAGAAAAATTATTGATGAACTTCTTCCCTTGATATACCCGTTTCTCATCGTTAAAAAAGAAGCCTGTGAAGTTGCAATGGAATTTAGAAAAACATTTCCTAAAATCCGCACCTATCACAAAATCCCTGAAGAGATCGTTAGTATTAGAGAAGATTGTCATCATCGTATGCAAATCCTTAATAAAAAAGGTCCATAAAAAAAGTTCGGCCCTGTCAGCATATTAAGCAGCTTCCTGCATAACGTAGCCTTCCAAGTCAATCAGAGTGGGTTTAAAGACAGCATTCATTTTACCGTCGATTAACGGAATAGGAACCGTTGACAATTTTGCGTACCGTCTGAAGACGATTGTATCTCCGCTTTTTTCTGGCAAGACACGCTTTTGTGCAAATTTAGTATAAATTAAATTTGGATATGCGGTCATGAGCAAAAGCCGGTCATAATCATGCTGTTACTTTCAGCTCACTAGGCCTACTGACCATATTTATATGGCGGGGAAAGTTCTTCGACTCTCCCTCTATCTCTTTACAAGATAGTTCAGACTGTCGCTTCCTCTTTCAAGGTCTTCTCA